TCAAATCTCTACTAAAGCGATTCAAGTATCAGGAACAAATGATGCTGTAACATCTGCTGGTAGAAATAATGAGTTAGCATATCAAGTTGCAAAAGCTGCAAAAGAATTAAAAAGAGATATGGAAACTGCTCTTTTATCAAATGTTGCTGCTGCGGCTGGTGATGCTACAACTGCTAGAAAATTAGGAGGAGTTCAAACTTGGATTTCTACTAATGTTGATGCTGGTGCAGGTGGATCAGGATCAGGTGGCGGTGCTGTAAGAACAGATGGAACTCAAAGAGCTTTTACTGAAGATCAGTTAAAAGGTGTTTTGAGAAGTTGTTTTAATCAAGGCGGAAATCCAAACATGATTATGGTTGGTGCTTTTAATAAACAAAAACTATCTGGGTTCACAGGAGGTTCAACTAGATTTGACCAAGCAGAGGACAGAAGATTAGTTACATCTATTGATGTCTATGAAAGTGATTTTGGAACTTTACAAGTTGCTCCAAATAGATTCATTAGAGATAACAATTCTACTGCTGCTAAAAAAGGTCAAGATGCTCTAATTTTAGAGATGGACTTCTTTGCAGTATCTTTCTTAAGAGATTTTACTTTACAAACACCAGCTCAGACTGCTGACGCAGATCAGAGATTCATGGTTGCTGAGTACACTCTTGAGTCAAGAAACGAACTTGCAAGTGGTATGGTTACTGACCTTACAACTTCGTAATAAATAATAAATTGTTAGGGGTGTAACCTTTTTAACTGCACCCCTTTCAATCAACCAAATGTTGAAGTCCTAAAAAGGTTATGGGCGGAACGACATAGGAGATAAAAATGAGAACACTTAACGATTACTTTTTAGTTGCTGAGATAGAAGATATATCTACAGCTTCATCAACTTTTGTTGCTGTTCCAGATGGCGGTAAAATAGTTAAAATCATAACTGCTTTACAAGGTGCTATTTCTGGAGGAAATGCAGCAATTAGTTTTGAGATTGGTGGTACTGCTGTTACTAATGGCGGAATTACTGTAGCTCATTCTGGTTCTGCTGCTGGTACTGTAGATTCATCTGAACCTACTGCTGCTAACAGAGTAGAAGAAGATGGAACTATTGAAATGATTACAGATGGTGGTTCTACTGGAACTAAAAAATTACTTGTAACATTTGTTATAAGAAGATAATTAACTTTAGGGGGATCTTGCCTAGCGGTATTTCCCCCTTATTAATATAGGAGATAAATATGAGTTTTAATTATGGATTAAGACCTACAACAGTTCAGATGATTGCTTTAAGTGGTGGTTCATCAACTCAATCAGCAGCTTTTGGATCACAGTCAGAATATGTAAGAATTTGCTCAAATGCAGCAGTTCATATTTTATTTGGTGCAAATCCAACTGCAACAACTAGCAGTATTTTTATACCTGCAAACGAACCAGAAATTTTTAAAATTTCACCAGGCGAAAAAGTTGCAATTATAGGTACTAGCGGTGATGATATTTCTGTTGTTGAAATGGGTGCTTAGTGGCTAAGAAAAAACCTTTATTTGGTGTAAATAATTATGTCAAAGAAACTCCAAGAAGAAGACCTGGAAGGCATAGTAAAAAACCAAATAAAAAATTTTCTAAAAAAAAATATAGAGGTCAGGGTAGATGAAAAAAGATATTACTTATAATGGTTTGCAAAAAACCACATATATGAAAGATGATATGGATGGTAAAATTGCAATAAAAGAAGAAGTAAATATAGACTCACATCTTAAACACAATAAAAAATTATTTACACTAAATGATGGTTATTCTAAATCAAGAGATTTAAAAAGAGTAGCATCAATACCAACTATTGCTTTATCTGTTTGGGCGAATGAGTATAATGGAAGTCGTAATTGGTTTGCACTTCCACAACAAGTACAAAAGCAAATACTTAAAAAAAAACTAAATTCTAGTGAATTTAGATATTTTAAAACAGCAGAAGGTAGATTATAATGGCATTAAATACATATTCAGCATTAAAAACATCAATAGCAAATTGGTTAAATAGATCAGATTTAACTTCAGAAATATCTGGTGATTTTATTGTACTTGCTGAAAAAGATTTCAACTCAAAATTAAGAATTAGAAAAATGATTGCAACAAATAGTTCTTTTACTATTGATGCAGAAACAAAAGCATTACCTACAGGATTTTTACAAGTAAGAGATTTTTATATTTTAAATGGTGGTGTTAAATATTCTTTGAAGTACATTACACCAGCACAAATGGATCAAATTAAAGGTGGTTCAACTTCAGGACAACCATCTACTTTTACAATTTTAGGTGATAACTTTAGATTTGCACCATCTCCTTCAGATTCATACACAGGTGTTTTAAATTATTACAAAGAGTTTGATCCTTTATCAGACTCAAATACGACTAATTATATTTTAACAAACCATCCTGCAATATATCTATATGGTTCTTTATACCATGCTGCTAATTTTCTTGGCGGTGTTGATCCTCAAAGATTACAACAATGGCAAAGAATGTACGAAACAGCTATGGAAAGATTAGACAGAAACGATAGAGAAGATCAATATGGTAATGCTCCTATGCAACAAAGAACAGATGTTACAGTAGCAGCTTCATTTAATGATAACTATGTTGCAGTAACAAACAATAACCAATAGGAGAAAAATGCAAATACCTTTTGGAGAATGGTTACCTGACCAGCCAGAATACTTAAATCCTGGAGCTACAACAGCTAATAATGTTTATTACGCACAAAATTCTTATAAAAGATTTCCTTCATTAGTAAATTATTCATCAAACAATATTGGTGCAGATAGTAGAGGTGCTGGTTCATTTAGAGATAATGCAGGAAATGTTTATAATTTTGTTGCAAAAAATACTGACATCTATCAATTAGATGGTGGAACATTTACATCAAGAAAAGGAAGTCTAACAGGTGGTAATACAGATTATTTTACTTTCACTCAATTTGGTAATTATATAATTGCAAGTAATGGTGTTGATGCGCCTCAATATTATTTAATGGGAACTTCAACAAACTTTGCAAATCTCTCTGCTATTGGAACTGGTGCGCCAACATTTAGAGTTTCAGGAGTTATTAGGGATTTTTTAGTTACAGGAAATCAAGCAACAAACCAAAATAGAATACAATGGTCAGGAATAAACGATATTACAACTTGGACAGCAGGAACTAAACAAGCTGACCAACAAGATTTACCAGGTTCAGGTGGAGAGATTGTTGCTATAACATCTGGTGAATATGGTTATGTATTTAGACAAAATCAAATAGTTCGTATGGATTATGTGGGTGGTGCAACAATATTTAGATTATCAGTTATATCTCCTAATAGAGGAGCTGTGTATGGCAGAACAGTATGCCAAGATAATCGTAGAGTATTTTTTTATGCGGATGATGGATTTTTTGAATTAAATGGAGATCAGGTAATATCTATTGGTGCGGAAAAAGTTAATAGATTTTTTGACATAGATTTAAACAAAGCATTTACAGATAGAATTTGTGCAGCAGTTGATCCATTTAATCAATTAGCTTTATGGTTATATCCATCAGCTTCTAATACCGCTAATACAACTGGTATTTGCGATAAAGTTATTATTTATAATTATGCTACAAAAAAATGGTCAACAGCAGATGCTAGTGCTAGTACAATATTCACTCAGTTTGTGGGCGCTTATACTGTAGAATTAATGGATATTATATCAGAAAACTTAGATTCTATTAATATTGCTTTAGATACTGACTTTTGGAATGGTGGTCAAATGTACTTAGGAGCAATAGATAATAATTACAAAGCGGCTATATTTTCAGGAACAGAAAATGAAGGAACTATAGAAACTAGAGAATTAGAGTTGTTTCCAGGACATAGAAGTAGTATAACTAATGTTAGACCAATTGTGGATGCAACATCTACTGTAACAGTTAAAAGCAAAGAAAGATTAGCAGATACTGCAACTGAATCTTCATCTTCAAGCATGGTTACAAGCGGTGATAATCCAGTAAGACAATCTGGTAGATATTTTAAAATTAAAGTTACAACACCAAGCGGATCTGTTTGGACTCATGCTCAAGGTGTTGATATTAATGCTTCAAGAATTGGATTGAGATGACAGATAAAAATGATATAGATAATGTTAGATACAGTTTTGAATCTCAAGAGTTCTTTCAAAGACAAATTGAAGAAGCTATTAATACTTTGATAAATGAAAAAAACAAAGAAAACAACAAAGCATTTGCATGGTTTATAGGAGAATAGATGCCAACAAATATTAAAGATTATTCAACAACACAAGCTAGTAATACTTCACTAAATTCTATTTCTGTTGCAGAAGGAATGTTACCTTCAAATCTTAACAATGCAATTAGAGCATTGATGAAAAATACAAGGGATTGGTTTAATGATGCACAATGGATTGAATATGGAGATGGAGATGCTTCTTATACAGCAGCTTATGCTTCAGCTACATCTTTTACAATAGCTGGTGTTAATGTTACTTCTGTTTATCATGCTGGAAGAAGAATTAAATTAACAGCATCAACACCTGGTACAATTTATGGAACAATTAGTTCTTCATCTTTTTCTACAAATACAACTGTTAATGTAACTTGGGATAGCGGATCTCTTTCTAACGAAGCTATATCAAATGTTTATATTGGTGCATTATCAAAAACAAATAATTCTATTCCAACAGGAATTTCTGCAACTAAAATTGCAGATGGAACTATATCAGATACAGAATTTCAATATCTTAATGGTGTATCATCAAATTTACAGACTCAATTAGATGCTAAACAAGCAACTATAACAGGATCTGCAACTACTATTGATACAGAATCTTTAACTGCAAGTAGAGCAGTTATATCAAATAGTTCACAAAAAATTGCAGTATCAACAACAACTGAAACTGAACTTGGATATGTTAATGGTGTTACTTCTTCAATACAAACACAATTAGATGCTAAACAAGCTACAATAACAGGTGGTGCATCTACAATAGCAAGTTCTAACTTAACAGCATCCAGAGCTTTACAATCTAACGGTTCAGGTAAAGTAGAAGTTAGTGATGTTACAACAACAGAACTTGGATATTTAGATGGTGTTACATCAAGTATTCAAACACAAATAGATGCTAAACAAGCAAGTGATGCACAGCTTACAGATATAGCAGGATTAACTCCAACTGATAGTAATTTTATTGTGGGTAATGGTTCTAATTTTGTTACAGAATCTGGAGCTACTGCTAGAACATCATTAGGATTAGGCACAATAGCAACACAAGCAGCAAATAGTGTTGCCATAACAGGTGGATCTATAACTGGGATGTCTGCACCATCTGGTAGTTCAGATGTTACTACAAAAAGTTATGTAGATGATTTAGTTGCAGGATTAAAAACAAGAATTATTACAAGAGTTGCAACAACAGCAAATATTAATTTATCAAATGCTTTGGAAAATGGAGATACTTTAGATGGTGTTACACTTGCAACAAATGATAAAGTTTTAGTAAAAGATCAAACAGATGCTACAGAAAATGGTATTTACAAAGTAGTAGCAAGTGGAGCTGCAAGTAGAGATCCAGATTTTAATACAGTAGCAGAACTTGCTGGACAATTAGTTATTGTTCAAGAAGGTTCAACAGAAGCGGATAGAATTTATTTATGTACTACTGATAATTCAGGAACTATAGGTTCAGTTAATATAACTTTTTCAAGAGTTACACCATCATTTACTGGTACAGTTACAAGTGTGGCAGTAGCGGATAGTGGATCATCAGAATTTACTGTTAGTGGAACACCAATAACAACATCTGGAACAATTACACTTGCAGTAAATGCAATTAATGTAAGTAAAATAACAAATGCTGCTAGTAAAGGTTTTGCTACAGCTATGGCAATAGCATTATAAGGAGGATAAATGGCACAAGACTTTGAATCAGAAGGCGGTCAGATAACAAATTCAGCTACAACACTATTAACAGCTAATAGTGATGATGCTATTGTTGGATTAAGACTTGCTAATATAACAGCTAATGCTGTTACTGTTAGTGTATGGATTTCAGAGGGCGGTTCTACTACAAGATACCTTGTTAAAGATTTGAGCTTACCTGCTGCTAGTTCAGTTGAATTAGTACAATCAGGTTCTAAAATCGTTATGCAGAATACAGATGTTCTTAAAGGACAATCAAGTGCTGCATCAAGTGTAGATGTTTGGATAAGTAGAGTTGACTCTATAAGTACATAGGAGATTAAATGGCGGATTTATATAAACAAGAATTTATAGGTGATAAACCAGCTTCAGAAACTGTTTATCATCATGCGGCAACTTTAGATAAAAATATGGTTATTGAAAATGCAGTTCTTGCAGGACCAGTAACATTTACTAACACAGTTACTGTAACAGGAGTATTAGTAGTAGTATGAGTAAGATAGAAGTAAATACAGTTGATGTTCAATGTGGATCTACACTTACATTAGGTAGTTCTGGAAAAACAGTTACATTAGCAAGTGGTGCTAGTCAAACTGGCTTTGGTCGTACAGGTACAGTAGATTGGCAAACAAGTTCAATAAAAACTGCTACATTTACAGCAGCTAATGGAGAAGGATATTTTGCAAATACATCAGGAGGCGCATTTACAATGAACTTACCAGCAGGAACTGCAGGCAACATTGTCTCTGTTGTAGATTATACAAATACTTTTCAAACAAACGCTTTAACAGTAGCACCTAATGGTTCACAAAAAATAGGTGGGATTGCAGCAGCAAATACTTTAACAACAGAAGGTCAATCAGTAACTTTTGTTTATGTAGATGATACTGAAGGTTGGAAAAATATTCAAGATTCAACATCTAATGTAATAGGTAATCCTTTTTTAGTTGCAACTGGAGGAACAGTTACTACTTCTGGTAATTGCAAAATTCATACTTTTACAGGACCTGGTACTTTTACAGTTTGTGCAATTTCAACAAATTGTGCAGCAGAAAACACAGTTTCTTATGTAGTAGTTGCTGGGGGAGGTGCAGGAGGTGGTGCTTCAACAAATACAACTGGGGGTGCAGGTGGCGGAGGTGCAGGAGGTTATAGAGAAGTAAAAACTCCTCTTACTCCATACACAGCTAGTCCTTTAGATGGTTACCCAAGTGCACCAAATAGAATAACAGTTACAGCTACAGCTTACCCAATTACAGTAGGGGGTGGTGGCACAGGTAATCCTGTTAATCAAGGTGGATCAGGTTCAAATTCAATTTTTTCAACAATAACCTCTGCTGGAGGTGGAGGTGGTGGAGCTTTTGGAGGAACAACAGCAGGTGCAGATGGAGGTTCAGGTGGAGGCACATCACAAAGTGGTTCTGCAGGAGCAGGTAACACTCCTCCAGTAAGTCCTCCTCAAGGAAATAGTGGTGGAAGTGGTAGTTCTGGAAAACCAGGAGGAGGCGGTGGATCAACACAAGCTGGTCAAGTTTCTGGATCATCATCTACAGGAGGTGGTGGAGGTAATGGAGCTACATCTTGTATAAGTGCATCACCTGTCACAAGAGGTGGTGGAGGGGGAGGTGGAGCGCCTACTTCAGGAAATGGTGGTCCTGGTGGTGGAGGAAATGGTGGACCAAATAATAATGCAGTAGCAGGAACAACAAATACTGGTGGCGGTGGAGGTGGAAATTCTGCAGCGGCTGGAGGACCAAATTCAACTGGTGCAGCAGGAGGTTCAGGAATAGTAATAATAAGGTACAAATTTCAATAGGTAAATTATGACAAGTAAAATTAAAGTAGATAACATACATAAAACATCAGATGATTCAGTAATTATTAAAAAATGTGGATCAACAACTACAGTTGGATCAGGTTCTGGTCAGACTATTGTTGTAGATGGTGCAACAGTTACTTTAGGTAGATGTGGAGGATCAGTTGCTTTAGCATCAGGTGCAACACAAACAGGTTTTGGTAGAACAGGTACTGTTGATTGGGTAACAGATTCAATAAAAACATCAACCTTTACTGCTGAATCAGGAAAAGGTTATTTTTGTAATACTACTGGAGGATCTTTTGAAGTAGATTTACCTGCTGGTAGTGCAGGAGCAATAGTTTCAATACAAGATTATAATAATACATTTGATTCGAATAAATTAACAGTTGATCCTAATGGTAGTGAAAAAATTAATGGTGGAAGTGCTGGAGATCCTATTGATATAACCACAGAAGGTAGAGGAGTAACTTTTGTTTATGTAGATTCAACAGTTGGGTGGAGATCAGTTCAAGATAATGATTTTAGTAAAGTTGGAGCATCTTTTATAGAAGCAACTGGAGGAAATGTTACCACAACTGTAGGTAGTTTTAAAACTCATATTTTTACCAGTCCTGGTACTTTTACTGTATGTTCCGCAGGTTCACCTACTAATGCTGTAGTAGATTATTTTGTTGTAGCTGGTGGTGGAGGTGGTGGTAGAGACGATTATCCTGGACCTAGAATTGGTGGTGGTGCAGGTGCTGGAGGTTTTAGATTATCTAATTCAGTAGGATGTATGCCTGCTTGTCTTATGTCGCCTTTAATTAATCCAGCAGGATTACCAGTAACAGCAACAGGTTATCCAGTTACAGTAGGTGCTGGAGGAGCTAAAGGAGTTCCAGGAGGTTGTAATAATAGTGGACAAAGAGGAAGTAATTCAGTTTTTACAGGTTCATCAACTATAACATCTACAGGTGGTGGTGGAGGGGGAGGACATACTTCAGGTACAGATGGACCAGCTAGTCAAGGTCCAGGAGGTTCTGCTGGTGCATTTCAAGGTTATCCAGGTACAGGAAACTCTCCCCCTGTAAGTCCTCCTCAAGGCAATCCAGCAGGTCCTGGTGGAGCAGCACCAACATACGCTGGTGGCGGAGGCGGTGGAGCTGGTGCAGTAGGTGGCGCACAATCTGGAGGCACAGGTGGAAAAGGTGGTTTAGGAAGTTTTATAGGTGATACTTATATAGGTCCAACAGCACCTAGTTATGGAACTTCTGGACCAGTTTCAGACACAAGATATTTTGCAGGAGGCGGAGGAAGTTCTAATGCTGGAGCAGCTCCTGATGGGGGTGGTGGTGGAGCTGCAAATGGCGGAGATGCAACAGTAAATACTGGTGGTGGTGGAGCTGGAGGCAGACATAATAGTGGAAATGGTGGTTCTGGTATAGTAATGATAAGATATAAATTTCAGGCTTAAGGAAAAATTATGAGTCAAATAAAAGTAAATAAAATTAGTCCAAGAACAGCTTGTGGTACAACCACATTAGGAGATAGTGGAGATACATTTACTATTCCTGCTGGTGTAACAATTACAAACAATGGAACGCAAACAGGTTTTGGAAGAACTGGTACTGTAAATTGGCAAACAACTATTAAAACAGGTGATTTTACAGCTGCTAATGGCGAAGGTTATTTTGTTAATACAACTTCAGGAGCAGTTACAATGACTTTACCAAGCTCACCAAGTGCAGGTAATATTGTTTCTGTTAAAGATTACGCATACAAATTTGGTACTAATGCTTTAACAGTTGGTTTAAATGGATCAAATTTAGGTGGTGGAGGAGATTTTAACCCATCATATAATACAGATGGTGCTTTTTTAACTTTTATATATGCAGATTCAACTAAAGGGTGGTTATTGACTGATGAAGCAAATAATACAACTGATGCAACAAACACATTTGTTACAGCAACAGGAGGAACTATAACAACTTCTGGAGATTACAAAATTCATACTTTTACAGGACCAGGAACTTTTTGTGTAACTGCTGGAGCAGGACCTGTATCTGATGTTTCTTATTTAGTTATTGCTGGTGGTGGAGGCGGTGGTAATAGTAGTAATGGATCTTGCAGACATGGTGGTGCTGGTGGAGGAGGTGGTGGTTTTAGAGAATCAAAAGGACCAGCCGATTCTTATACTGCTTCACCTTTTGCAACTACAACAGGATTATCTGTATCAGCAGGTGCTTATCCGATTACAGTTGGAGCAGGTGGAACATCTGGTGGTGGTGGAGGTTCTAATCCAGGACCAGCAGGTTCAAATTCAATTTTTAGTACAATAACTTCAGCAGGTGGTGGAGGTGGTGCAGCTGATGAAGGAGATAGTAACCCAACAGGAAAAAATGGTGGAAGTGGAGGAGGAGGAACTTCAGCTTCTGGAGCTGGATCTGCTGGTCATACAGCAGGAGATGGTAATAGTCCTCCAGTAAGTCCAGCACAAGGACAACCAGGAATTACTGGTTCGCCAGGCACATCTGGTGGAGGTGGTGGTGGGGGTATTGGTGGACCTTCTACTAAAGCACCTTTTACTACAGATGGGAAAGCTGGTGGTACAAGTTCAATTAATGCAACACCAACAGTAAGAGCTGGTGGCGGAGGTGGTGGACCAAATGGATCCGCAGGTTCTGGTGGAGCAGGAGCAGGTGGTTCACCTGGAGGAGCTGGTGGATCTAATGCAACTGCAAATACTGGTGGTGGAGGTGGTGGTGCATCACATAATCCTGGTTCATCTTTTAATGGAGGAGCTGGTGGTTCTGGTATAGTAATAATAAGATATAAATTTCAGTAGTTGAATAATAATTAAAATTAACATATAAGGAGAAACATTATGGCACATTTTGCAAAACTAGGATCTAACGGAAAAGTTATTCAAGTATTAACACTTGATAACAAAGATATGTTAAATGCTGATGGTGTAGAAGATGAAGCAGTAGGTCAACAATATTTAGAGCAACACAACAATTGGGCTGCTCAAATGTGGATTCAAACTTCATACAATACATCAGCTAATAAACATAGTTCAGGCGAAAATTCTAAAGCATTTAGAGGAAACTACGCAGGTATAGGTTATACTTGGGATGAAGATAATCAAATCTTTTGGTCTAAAAAACCTTATCCTTCTTGGGTAAAACATATTGCAACAGCTTCTTGGAAATCACCAATCGGAGATGCACCAGATTTAACTGCTGAAAAACAATCACAAAACGAAGCAGGAACTCATAACTGGCATTATGTTTGGAACGAAGATAATCAAACTTGGGATGTTACAGACTCAATGGCATAATTTTTTATGGGTGGTGGAATAGAAAAAAAAATCTTATCAGAAATACATTTAATTTATGGTGATGTTTCAATGCCAAAAGGTTTTGAAATAGACAGAGAAAAATTATCTACAGACACTTTACAATCACAAATAACAAACAAAAATTTTCCATTTTCAAGAACTTGGGATATGTTAAATACATTTATAAGAGATCATGTAAATGTAGAATATAATATTAATTTAGTTAACAAACAAACATGGGGAAACATTTATAAACCTAATGAAACTACTATCCCCTTGCTTAACATAGACCCTGTAGATTTAAGAAACTCACCTGATTATACTTGTTTGTATGGCACTAAAGTAGATAAATGTATGATTAGAATACATTATGAAGATAATAGAAGAAAAGGAAGAAGTTGGGATATAGAACTAAAAAATAATCAATTTATTATTTTTCCTTCTACTTGTATGTATTATTTAACTAACAATCAAAATGATAGTTTAAATTTTGTCCAAACAATAACTTATGAATATATCTAATTATTATTGGTACTTTAAATCTGCATTAACACCTAGATTTTGTGATGAAGTTATAAAATATGCTAAAGCACAAAAAGAAGTTATGGCTTTAACTGGTGGATATGGTGATAAAAAATTAAATAAAGAAGATGTTAAAAATTTACAAAGAAAAAGAAAATCTGATTTAGTCTGGCTTAATGATACTTGGATATATAAAGAACTTCATCCTTTTGTTCATGAAGCTAATAAAAATGCTGGTTGGAACTTTGATTGGGAAAGAAGCGAATCATGTCAATTTACAAAATATAAACTTAATCAATATTACGATTGGCATTGTGATAGTTGGGATAAACCTTATGAAAGAAAAGATATAAACCACCCTGAACATGGTCGTATAAGAAAATTATCAATGACTTGTCAATTAACAGATGGTTCAGAATATCAAGGTGGTGAATTAGAATTTGATTTTAGAAACTATGATCCACACATGAGAGATGAGTCAAAACACAGAATACAATGTAAAGAAATATTACCCAAAGGTTCTATTATTATATTTCCTAGCTTTGTATGGCATAGAGTCAAACCAGTAACAAAAGGAGTAAGGTATAGTTTAGTTGTTTGGCATCTAGGAAAACCATTTAGATAATATGTATATAAATAATTATTTTAACACAACAATATGGTCTGAACAAAAACCAGAGTTTGTAAAATCATTAAACAAAGCTAGTAATAAATATATTAAGGAAGCTAGAAATAGAGAAAAAAAATATTTAAAAGAATATGGTGATTTTGGCACATCATATCATTCTACACCACTTACAGCAGATAATGATTTTTTAGATTTTAGAAATTACATAGGTCAAAAGTCTTGGGAATATTTAGATCATCAAGGTTATGACATGACACAATACACAACCATGTTTTCTGAAATGTGGGTACAAGAGTTTTCTAAAAAAGGTGGCGGTCATCATTCAGCACATATACATTGGAATCAACATATATCAGGATTTTACTTTTTAAAATGTTCAGATAAAACTTCTTATCCAATATTTCATGAACCAAGAACAGGTGCAAGAGTTACTAAATTAAAAATGAAACCAGACATCAAAGGTGTATGGGGTGGTAGTGAACTTATTCATTTTAAACCGCAACCTGGTACATTAATTATATTTCCAGGATTTTTAGAACATGAATTTGCAGTAGATTATGGTAAAGAACCATTTAGATTTATACATTGGAACATACAAGCTGTGCCAAAAGAAATGGCTAAAGATGTTTAAAGAAATAAATAATTTTTTAGAAAAAACAAAAATTGATAAAATAGAAAATATAATTACAAGTTCAAATTTTGCTTGGTATTATTTAGACAGCACAGCAACAATTAAAGACAAATCTAATTTTTTATTTACCCATATTTTGTATGAAGATGAACAGATAAAGAGTAATTTTTATAATTTAATTGTTGAACCAATTTTAAAAAAATTAAATAAAAATAATATAACTAGAGCTAAATTAAATTTTTATACGAAAAGAGAAAAACAAATTAAAACTAAATTTCATATTGATAGAAAAGATAATCATACAGTTGCTTTATTTTCTTTTAACACTAATAATGGTTATACAGATTTTAAAAATGGTAAAAAAATAAAATCTATAAAAAATAAATTAGTATTATTTCCAGGTAATTTAGAACATAGAAGTGTAAATCAAACAGACAAAGATTATAGAATAAATTTAAACATAAATTTTAAAGATGTCTAGTATAGAATATTTTATTGATCCTATATTTAAAATAGAATTTTTTAAAATAAAATGTATTTATTTTAAAAAGAAAAAAAAATTAATTAAGGAAGTTTTAAAACAATATCCAGAGATTCCTTTTGATAATTTTTATAGTAATAGAAATAGAGCAAACTTTATAGAAGATTTTAAAAAAATATTTAAAGATGAGATTAATTTTATTAATATTAAATATAATAAAAAAATAAATTTATATAACCTATGGTCAGTTTCTTATAAAAAAGGTAATTATCATGTACCACACAATCATGGTTCAAAAGGTTATTGTGGTATTTTATATTTAGATATGAATAAAAATTCACCAAAGACTACTTATATACAACCTTTTCAAACAGAAGAAGATACTACAAAATTATACAAACCAGAAGTTGTAGAAGGTGATATTATGATTATTCCACAATTTATTTATCACTATACTGAACCAAATACTATTAATTTTAAAAAAAGAATTATATCATTTGATTTTTTATGAGTTTTAAAAAAAATAAATATACAGTAATCAAACAAGCAATATCAAAAGACTTAGCAGCTTTTATTTACAATTATTTTTTAATGAAAAAACAAGTTTATGACACTTGTATAAAATCAAGATACATTTCACCTTATGAAGTTATACTTGGATATTATGAGGGTATTAATGAACAAATACCTAATACTTATTCTTGTTATTCTGATATTGCTATGGAAACTTTAATGTTGAAATGTCAACCATCTATGGAGAAAGCAACAGGATTAAAATTATATCCTGCATATACATACGCAAGGATATATAAAAAAGGAGATGTATTAGAAAGACATAAGGATAGATTTTCTTGTGAAATATCAACTACTATGAATTTAGGCGGAGATAAATGGGATATATACCTTGAACCTTCTGGCAAAGAAGGAATGGAAGGTGTAAAAGTTTCTTTAAATCCTGGAGATATGTTGGTATATAGAGGTTGTGAATTAGAACATTGGAGAAATAAATTTAAAGGCAAAGAATGTTGTCAAGTATTTCTTCACTATAATAATAAAAAAACACCAGGTTCAAAGTCTAATATATTTGACAAAAGACCTCATCTTGGGCTTCCATCTTGGTTTAAAAGGTAGTGTTATGATGGGGGGAGTTTCCACCACACCACAACTCTCCCCTTCTTAACACTATAATAATTATGGCTAATATTTATAAAAATGCAGGATTCAATTTAAGTACGACTAATCTTACTACTGTCTATACTGTGCCTACTGATAGAACTGCTATTGTAAGAAGTATTCAAATAAATAATGATGATGCTTCTGCTATTCAAGTAGAAATATCAGTTACTGACAGTTCAGCTAGTGCTACTTATAAAGTTTATCATAAAGATTTAGCAGGAGATACTACAGATAATGGTGTAGTTTCACCATTAGTTTTGGAATCAGGAGATATTATTAAAATACAAGCTGCTACCGCTAATAAGATAGAAGGTATGGTAAGTTATTTAGAAATATTTGACGAAAAAAGTGCTTAACAATACTAAATTATTAGTGTATTTATGGAATTAGTACGAATACCAACTCAAGAACTTGATAAAACTTGGGGTTTAATAGATAAAGATATTAAACAAGCTCTTGCATATTCAAGTCAACTTACCGATTCAGATTTTGTTTTTGAAACTGCTAAACAAGATAAATTTCAAGTTTGGATTATTTGGGATAAAAACCAAAAAGAAACAATTAACAAATATTTTGGTGTAGTTGTAACAGAGTTGATTAAAAGAAAACTTGGTAAAGTTTGTCATATTTATATTGCAACTGGCAGACAAAGACATAAGTGGCAACACCTCATTAACAAGATTGAGGACTTTGCAAAAGTAGAAGGTTGTCAAATGATGGAATTGATTGCTAGACCAGGTTGGCAAAAAGTTTATAATAATTATGGGTACAAAAGAACCCATGTTGTTTTAGAAAAAAAAATAAAACAGGAGGAAAATAAATGAGTTTTCTAGGAGGCGGATCGTCTGGTGGTGGACAAACAACTACACAATCAGTTCAACCTTATGCAGCAGCAGAACCTGCATTAGGACAAATAATTTCAGAAGCTGGTCAAATATATCAACAAGGACCAATGGCAGCAGGATATGTTGCTCCAACACAACAAACATTACAAGGTTTAGCAACTCAAGAAACAATGGCAAATGCTGCTAACCAACAATTAGCTGCAACACTTGGCGGACAATATTTAAATCCTTTTCTTTCTCCCTTAATACAAAAAACAGCACAAGATATTACTACAGGAGTTCAATCACAATTTAGTGGTGCAGGTAGAACACCAACATCACCTCTTGCACAACAAACAGCATTAAGTGCAGTTGCTCAAGCTGCATTACCTTTAGCATTTCAACAATATGGAACTGAAAGAGGTAGGCAATTAGGATTAGCAACTCAACTTCCAACTTTATTACAAACAGGACAACAGTTAGAAAATATACAAAGACAACAACAATTAGCACCTGCACAAGCATTACAACAATACGCAGGTTTAATTTCACCAATTGCATCAGGTTTTCCAACAACAACTGGCGGTATGCAAACACAAGCAAATCCTTTTACAACTGCTTTAGGTGGAGCTGTATTAGGTTCATCAATACCTGGAGTGGGTGCAGTATTAGGTGGAGTTGGTGGATTATTAGGAGGTCTATTATAATGGATAAAATTAATAAAATTATTTATGATATTCAGACTAAAATTAAAAACAAACCTTCAACACATATTTTTGTTTTATATATTTTAGTTGGAATAGCAATTATTGTATAAGGAGTCTACATGAGTTCAAGTTCAAGTTCTGACTCTGGAGGAGGAGGAAATGCAAGAGAAGCAGCTATTTCAGGTCAATACCAAGATACAAAACCATCTGCACCTCCAGGAGGAGGAGCTACATCTTTAGGTTCTGGTAGAGATTATTCTCCAATTTCATCACCAACTAGAGATGCAAGAGAAACTTATATTACCGAAAGTTATGGTGGTGTAGTAGAACCAGCTTATGAAATGGCTGGTGGTGAAAAATTTGCTGTTGGTGATCCTACAATAGAAGAAGCAAGAGATGTAGTAGAGAAAGAACAAAATTTAATTGAAAAAGCAATAGACTTATATCAAAAATTTAGTCCATTAGGTATAGCCATGAATTTTTTAGATGGTTTATTAGATACTACTCCCTCTACAGGTAATGTAGGTCCTGCTGGTATAAAAACAGATGGTACTTATGGTACTGTTCAAGATGCTATTAGAGCTGGACAAAGGAATGAACCTTTAACACAAGGTCAAAGAGATGTAATAAATGCTATTACTCCTTATGCTGTATATTCAATATCAGGCACTACTCCTCCTGCTCAATCTATGGTACAACAATATTTTAACAATTTAGGTATGGGAGGACAATCTCCTCTTTCATCTAAACTAGAAACAGACTATAATACTGCAAAACAAAGTGTTAATAGTTTATTGGGTATAGTACCCCCAAATCAACAGTTTGGCTATTCTACGCAGCCCTATGGCTTATTAAGCCCTACAAATTTGGCGGACAACCCTTTTAATGTTGAATATTTAAAAACAAGAGGATTAATATAATGATAAATTTAAGAAAATTTTTATTAGATAGAGCAGCTCAAGGAATTGGTACTGGTGGTGGTTTATTTGGTGCTACAAATACTGAAGGACAACCAACAGGATTATTAGGTGGACTACAAAATATAAATCCTAATTTATTAATTGCATCTAGTATTATTGGATCAGGTATGCAAGGTAAAGATCCTTTTTCATCTATTTTACCTGCTGTTGCTCAAACAGCTCAAGTAAATAAATTATTAACACCAAAATTAGGTACACTAAAACAAGCATACGATCCCAAAACAGAATCTGTTGTTTTTGCTACAGATAAAGAAATAAGACAAAAAGGACTTACTCCTGCATTACCTACAAAAGACATTGTTCAAATGCCAGGTGGAGGTTTAAGTATTAGTGAAAGTTTTGGTCCTGGAGGTAAAACAGGAAATCAAAAAAATATAGAAACTGCAAATGAAGTAAGAAACACAAGTTTTGCTATGAATAATGTTGCTAATAATTTAATTGCAAATTTAGAAAAATCAAAAGTTGGAGCAGTTGGAGCTACAATTACAGCATTAGATAGTATTGGTTCACAAGTAAAACAAGCTGCTGATAGTTTTGGATTTGCGCAAAATTTTAAAGAT